TTTTATTGCCCTCTAAAGTCAACTAATGAGGAACCTTTGGATATGCCACCTGAAATATCAAATGAACTGAAAGAGTTACGAATACAAAGAAAAGAGACATTAGTTTTCAAAGATGAAGTACATAAAGAAATAGACCACCTTGATACACTGCATAAGCTGATTATTTATAATTTTTATATAGAGGGCATGCGCTGGGAACAAATTTCAAGACGTTTAAGCTATAGCGTAAGACAATGTAAAAATATAAGAACCACTGCATTAAAGCAATTAGAAAAGCGATTTGAAAAAAATAAGATAATTAAAGGAATGTGCACTAACTGTTAATGGTTAGTGTATTTTTTATTTATTTTTAATTGGAATAGAGAAGAAAACGAAACAATTAATTTGAATTGGAATAAACGAAATAGGAGTTTTTCAATGATATAGGCAACTACATGATAAGTAAAGCAATAAAACGATACGAAAAAAGATTGCCCGCCATTGCCCGTTTTTTAATATATATTGTAAATATAAACTTTAAGTGCATTAAATAACCAAATTTTCTTTAATACAACTGAACAACAATATATGTTTTTTATATTGCTAATGCGTAGCATACAAAGAATTATTACTATAGAAAAAATAAAAACAAACAAAATTAGGCAGGTGAGATAATGCCAAGGCCAAGAAGCCCAAACAGAGACGCGGCCCAAAATGACTGGATAGAAAGCCATGGAAAGCTGACTACAAAAGAACTTGCTGAAAAATATAAAGTAAGTGAAAGCAAAATTAGAAAATGGAAAAGCGTAGATAAATGGACGGAAAAACTTAAAGAAAAATATCCGAACAAAAAAGGTGCACAGCCCGGAAATAAAAACTCGAAAGGTCATGGGGCACCAAAGAGAAACCAAAATGCTAAAAAGCATGGGGCGTATTGCACAGTGTTCTTAGATGACTTAACCGAAGAAGAAACAAACCTTAAAGATAGTCTTACTGACAGTGTGCCTGATAATTTAATGCTTGAATTTCAAACACTAATGATTAAACAAATGAGATTAAAAAAAGCAATAGCCGCTTTAGACAGTGCAGAGGAAGGAAGACTGTATGTTGATACAGTTACAGTTATGGAGACTCCGAAATCGGCAAAGGAAAAAGAAGCAGACAAAGTACAAGAAGCTGCTGATGTAGCAGAAGAGTATTACATAGAAGACGCGGACGTTTATGTCAGCAAAAAAAGTGCGTCAGGTGAAAAACTCCACATGAGAATAACAAACAATAGCAGTGCATTTAATCGCAAGATGAAACTTGAAGAAGTATTAATAAAGACGCATGGCAGAATAATTAAAGTTCTCGAAGCCATGCGAACATATGAAATGGAACTAAAGAGGTTAAGTCTTGAAGAAAGCAAGTTGACGCTTGCAAAGTGGAAATTAACGGGAGAAATTAACACGACTGATGATGATTTAGAAGTAATCGACGATTGGGACGATAAAAAACTGCTTTTAAGTGATGAAGATACGTAATTGCATAGGTTCTTCCAGGAAAATAAAAGCATTGCGGGTACATGGACCCCCAAAATAATTTTATTTTTTAAAAATTTTTTTTCATTTCCGAAATTTTGACCACAAAAACGGCTAAGGGCTTAAAAATCAGAAAAGGAGGGCGCAGCCTTGAAAGTTTACACGACAAAAGCCGTTGCCGCCTTTTTGGGATTGAGTGAGCGTAGGATAAGACAGTTAAGGGCCGACGGAATAATAAAAGAATATAAAACAGGCACAGGAGTCTATGATTTGCGTGATGTGACTCAAAACTACATTGCTTTTTTGAAAAGAGGTACTAATGCCGACACTATTGACTATAACACTGAGAAAGCAAGGTTAATACGTGCCAAACGAGAAAATGAGGAACTGGAACTGAGAAGCAGAAAAAAAGAACTACATGAGTCAAATGACATTGAAAAGCTATTGAGCACAATGCTCATTAATTTTAAAAGCCGATTAATGGCGCTTCCGGCAAAACTGGCACCTGTAATAGCTGCCAAAACGGATAAAGCCGAGATTTTTAAAATAATAAAAGCTGCTACAGATGAAGCATTAAACGAACTATCTGATTATGACACTGTGTTTGGGACTAAAGAGGACAATAACGAGGAGACGGGTAAATAATGGCATTTGTAAAAGAAAATACAAAACAATTATTTAAACGTATTTTGTTGAAATTACAGCCTCCCCCGGATATAACTTTAAGCCAATGGGCTGACAAGTATAGGAAATTATCAAGTGCTGCATCGGCGGAAAGCGGTCAATGGAAAACAACAGAGTATCAACGAGAAATTATGGATTCCATAACTAATATTGACGTAGAAAAAGTTGTTGTGATGAGCTGTTCTCAGATTGGCAAAACGGATGCATTTTTGTTAAACACCATTGGTTACTACATGCATTATGATCCGACATCAATAATGGTTTTACAGCCAACACTCACAATGGGAGAGGAATTCAGCAAAAACAGACTTTCTTTAATGCTTATGGATACACCTGTTCTTAGAAACAAGGTTGTTGACGGCAAAAGGACCGGAAACACCATATTACAGAAGTTATTTCCGGGAGGCAGTGTAACGATAATCGGGAGTAACAGTCCTCAAAGTTTAGCAAGCCGTCCAGTAAGGATATTATTAGCAGATGAAATAGACAGGTATCCGGCAAGTGCCGGAGACGAAGGCGATCCGCTTATTTTAGCAGGCAAAAGGCAAGCTACTTTTTGGAACCGCAAAGAAATATGTGTAAGTACCCCAACAATCAAAAACATAAGCAGAATTGCAACCGAGTATGAGCACAGCACACAAGGCGTGTGGAATGTGCCATGTCCGGAATGCGGAAAGCTTCAGCCCCTTGTATGGCAAAACGTTATTTATAAGAAAGACGATATAACAAATATTCGCTATGTATGTGAACACTGCGGCGTTATTTCGGATGAAGCGGCATGGAAAGAAAAATTCAAGTATGGAAAATACATACATAAATACCCAAACAGAAAGACAAAAGGTTTTCGCCTTAATGCACTTGCAAGCACATTGCCGGGTGCCGAATGGTCTAAGGTCGTTGAAAACTACATAATTGCAAAAGATGAAGCGGACAAGGGAAATTATGAATTATTAAAATCGTGGACCAATACCGAAATGGGTGAAACATGGGAAATGGAAGGCGAAGCATTAGAAAGCGACAAGTTATTAGAACGCTGCGAGGATTACGGCTGTGAAGTACCTAAAGATGTTATTTGTCTTACTGCCGGAGTAGATACTCAGGACGACCGTTTTGAGGTTGAAGTCGTCGGCTGGGGTGTGGAAAAAGAAAGCTACGGTATAAAATATGCCCGTATTTATGGTGACATGAAAAGCCCGGAAATTTGGGAACAGTTAGACGAATTTTTGAAACAAACATTTATAAAAGAGGACGGAACAAAGCTGAAAGTAATTTGTACCTGCATAGACAGCGGCGGCCATTACACGAACGAGGTTTATAGATTTACAAAGGCACGAATGTCAAAAAGAATTTTTGCAATTAAAGGCCGAGGCGGCGCGGGAGTGGCATATATTTCAGCTCCAAGCAGAAACAACAGATATAAGACTCCACTTTTTATTATAGGTGTTGATGCCGGCAAAAGCATATTATATGACCGCTTGAAAGTAAGCAAGAAAGGTCCTAATTACTGCCACTTTCCGGCTGATCCGTCGGCAGGGTATGACGAGCGATATTTCAAGGGGCTTACAGCTGAAAAACAAGTAATGGTTTATAAAAAAGGCAACGCATGTTATTCGTGGGAACTGAAAGATCCAAGTTTTAAAAGAAATGAACCGTTTGACATAAGAAATTATGCAACGGCAGCGCTTGAAATTGCAAACCCTGTATTAAAAATACAAGAACCGGAACAGCAAATAAAGAAAAATACAAAACGCCGCAGGATAAATAGCCATGGCGTGAAGATTTAATAAAAAGGCGGTGATATTTTGGGAGCAATTACATTAACGGAGGCAAAAGCGCATTTACAAATGTGGCTGCAAGCTGATGAAATAGTAAGCACCGGACAGGCTTACACAATAGGAGACAGACAATTAACACGTGCAAATTCAAACGATATAAGAAATAATATTGAGTTTTGGTCGGCAAAGGTTACGCAGATTGAGAATTTAACTAAAAATAAAGGCCGTAATCGTATGTATAGAGCAGTTCCTCGTGATTTATAAAGAAATGCGGTGAAAAAATGAACATTATTGATAAGTTTGTAGAGGCAATAAGCCCTGAAAAGGCTCTTGAAAGAGAGCACGCCCGCTACAAAATGGAAACAGTACGCAAAATACAAAACAGTGGATATAGCAGACATGGGGCAAACTTTTATAAAAAGTCTGTAAGAGGTTGGTTTTTCAGAGGCGGAAGCCATAAGGAAGATATTGAGGAAAATTTAGACACATTAAGAGACCGAAGCCGCGACTTATATATGGGTGGTTCAAACATAGCCACAGGCGCTATTAAAACAATGAGAACAAACGTTATAGGGATTGGCTTAAAACTTAAAAGTACGGTTGACAGACAAAAATTAGGTCTTACAGATGAAACTGCCGAAGAACTGGAACGTGAAATTGAAAGAGAATTCTCGTTGTGGGCTGATAGCACAAATTGTGATTTGCAGAGGCTTGACAATTTTGTTGAATTGCAGCAATTGGTATTTTTAAACTGGCTTATGTCAGGTGATGTGATTGTGACGTTGCCAACTACAAAGCGGCCTGGCTCACCATACGATTTGAGAATAAATTTAATAGAATCCGACAGGCTTTGCAATCCCGAAAATGATTTACTTAATCCAAAAATAGTTGAAGGTGTGGAAACAAATGATATAGGAGAAGTTGTGGCTTATCATATAGCCAAACATCATCCAAAGGAAATAGTGTCAACCGTTCCCCATGAATGGGTTAGAGTTGACGCATACGGCTCAAAAACCGGAAGAAAAAATGTTTTGCACGTTATGAACCGAGAACGTATAGGACAGGTTAGAGGAATACCGTTTATTGCGCCTGTCATTGAGAACCTAAAGCAGTTGGGACAATATACAGATGCTGAATTAATGGCGGCTATTGTTTCAGGAATGTATACAATTTTTATTGAAAAGCAGTCTGAGGGAGAAGAGGGCAAAGCATTTGGAGAGGATATTCCTGAGGAATTGCAAGTTGATAATGGCGATGAAAGAAGTATTGAGTTAGGAAACGGCATTGTGGTTGACCTTGAACCTGGGGAAAAAGCACACGATATGAATCCCGGACGACCTAACACAGCGTTTGACGGATTTGTATCCAGCATGTGCCGTCAGATTGGCACTGCTCTTGATATTCCATACGAGGTTTTATTAAAACACTTTTCAAGCAGCTACAGTGCTTCAAGAGGCGCATTATTAGAGTTTTTTAAAACTGTAAATATGCACCGAGGCTGGTTTACGGCTGATTTTTGCCAGCCGATTTATGAAGAATGGCTGGCAGAGGCAGTGGCCAAAGGCAGAATTAAGGCACCGGGGTTTTTCAGAGATCCGGCAATAAGAAAGGCATACAGTCAAGCACAATGGAACGGACCAACGACTGGTCAGCTTGATCCGCTTAAAGAAGTAAACGCAGCAATATTGAGGGCTAGAAATGGTTTAAGTACATACGGACGTGAGGCCGTGGAACTTACAAATACTGATTTTAACCGAAATATTGAGCAGTTAAAAAGAGAAACAAAGGCATTGCAGGAGGTGTTAAGCATTGGCAGCAAAAACAAATAAGTTTTGGAATTTTGTTCAGTCAGACACTGAAAATGAAGCAACGTTATATCTCGACGGAGAAATTGCAAGTCAAGAAAGTTGGTGGAATGACACCATAAATCCGGCGGCATTTACAAGAGACCTTCAAGCACTGGGTAATGTAGATAAAATTTATGTGCACATAAGCAGTGGCGGCGGTGATGTATTTGCCGCGTATACAATTGCAACAAGATTAAAAGACAACCCGGCTGAGATTATAGCCAAAACGCCATGGGCCGCAAGTGCAGCAACAATAATTTTAATGGCAGCAGACAAGATAATGGCACCGGCTGGTGCTGTAATTATGATACATAATCCGCAAGTGGCCTTATGCGATTATTTTGAAAGCAAAGACTTAACAAAAATGTCTGAAACCCTTGAAACAATAAAGAATAGCATTATTGAATGGTATTGTCAAAAGACAGGAAAAGACAGTAAGGAAATAAGCAATTTAATGGATGCCGAAACATGGTGGACCGGCAAGGAAGCATATGAAAATGGTTTTGTTGATGAACTTATGTTTGAAGAGGAGCCGGAACAGGTAATTGCAAAAAATAAAAATACTGTGGTAGTTAATAACGTGCCTATAAATTTAAAAGGCTATAGTGTTCCTGAAAAAATCAAGAAGTTATTTACACAGCAGGCACCGGATAAAACGCCGAAGCCGGAAGGCATAACAAATATAAGTAATATCAATGCAGAGGGAGGAAAAGAAATGGAAATTAAAAATATGGATGAACTTAAGAAAACATATCCTGAAATTTGCAATCAAATTGCAGAGGAAGCAGCAAAGGCAGAAAGAGAAAGAATAAAAAATATTGAGGATATAACTCTTGCCGGATATGAGGAATTGGCGACAAAGGCCAAATTTGAAAAGCCTGTATCCGCTGAAACATTAGGTCTTCAGATTATAGCAGAGGAAAAAAAGTCGGGCGAAAAATTTTTAAGCGAAACAAAAGAAGATATTGAAAACAGCAACGTTAATAACATAGGCACAGCACCTAACGGAAAAGTTGTTAATAAAAAAATCAATCCGTATGGGGCAATAATTGACAAAGTTTTATAAGGAGGAATAAAAAATGTTTGAATATAAACCAGCTAATAAATTCGCGGGAACTTTTCCGATTGTGGCCGAGACGGATACTGCAACGGCGGCAATTGAAGCCATGCAGCCTATAACAGCATCATTTGCACCTGTTACGGCAGATACTATTAACGATGTTATAGGAATTGCGGCAGAAGCAGCGGAAAAAGACGGACCTGTTAATTTTTACTCAACAGGTGAATTCTTTGCAGACAGTATTAATTTGCCTGACGGCGTAACTATAGAGGCATTAAAGCCGATTTGCAGAAAGTTGAACATTTATTTTAGATAAACACGATAAAAGGAGAGTAAAACATGGCAAACGAGATAAGCATTTATGAACCAAGAACAATGGCCGCAGTGGTAAAACGGCTTGCGCCAGTAGGAACATTTTTCAGAAGTACGTTTTTTACGAAAGTTCAGACTTTTCCAACAAAAAAGATTGACATAGATTTCAAAAAAGGCAGTAGAAAATTAGCTCCGTTTGTGTCGGAAGTTAAAGGCGGAAAAACTGTACCGAACACAGGATATACAACCAATACATATGAACCGCCGCTTCTTGCACCGAACAAAGTAACAACAATAGACGATATTTTATCACGTGCAGCGGGTGAAAGTCTTTACAACGCCTATACGCCACAAGAGAGAGCAGTTATTAAAATGCGTGATGATTTAGCCGAACTTGATGAAATGATACAGCGCAGAATTGAATACATGTGTGCATGTGCAATGATGAAAGGTGTTATACCAATTACAGGTGACGGTGTAAATTATGAAATTGATTTTGGTTTTGAAAATACTGAAACAATTACAACAGATACAGCAAAATGGAGCGACCGCACAAATTCAAAACCGCTTGAAGATATAAGCAGATATAAAAGGACTGTACAAAAAACAGGGTTTATAAACTGCGATGTGCTTGTTCTTGGAGCAGCAGCAGCGGACGACTTTTTAAACAACGAAACTGTTTTAAAACAGTTAAATTTAAAAAATGCAGATTTGGCAGCAATAAAGCCTGCTGACTTACCTTCCGGAGCTACATATCTTGGACATATCGCAAAAGACAATATCTCAATATATACATATAACGAATGGTACCTTGACGATTTTACAGATCCAGCAAATCCTGTTGAAAAACCGTTAATGCCGGAGGACAGTATTTTGCTTGCAAGCACGAAAGCAAACTATATATTAAACTTTGCAGGGCTAACTATGTTAGATCCAAAGTCAGAGCTTTTTGTAACTTATGAAGCTGAAAAAGTAGCGCATACATTTATTAAACATAACCCGGACAGACGTTTTATACAGCTTGACAGCCGTCCGCTTCCAACGCCAAACGAAGTTAATTCATGGTTTGTGGCTAAGGTGGAATAATGAATTTTTCAGACGCTTTAGAAAATGATTTAAAATCGGTTTTTGACAATGCGGCTGAGTTTGCAAAGTATTATACGGTTTATTACGACAAAGATATATTTGAAAATGTGCCTATAGTATTAACCGACGTTTCACAAGACCGGCAAAAAACAGCAAGTCAACATGACGAGGGCATATATGAAGATGTTGTTAAAGCGTACATAAGAACAAGCTGCATTGAAAAAAAGATACGTAAAAACCACATTATGCAAATTGATAATATTGAGTATTCAATAAAAGAAGTAAGTGAGCTTTTAGGACAGACGGTTTTAACATTGGAAGTGTTGGACGAATGATTGAGATTTCAAAAGAACAGATTAACAGGGTTAATTTGATTTTATCAGACGTTCAAAAAGGTCCTCAAAGAGTTTTTTATCAAACTGTAAACAGGGCACTGACAAATTTTAAAAGTACGGTCATAAAGGGTGTTTCTGAAATTTATACCATAAAACAATCAGATTTGCGAAAAGAAGTAAAAACAAAACGTAAAAAGGCAACAGTCAATAATTTATTAGGCTCAATAGAATTTGGCGGGAATTTAATTGAGATTAAAAAATTCGATATAACGCCTAATACGAATGGTCATAAGGTGCAAGTTGAAGTAAAGAAAGGCAAAAAATATACTTTGGAACACGCATATCAAACTGATTTGGGAAAGTATGGAACAGCAATATTTGAACGTTTGACAAGAGAACGTAATACTTCACAGGAAATTTACGGACCAAGTGCCGCTACTATGATTTCAAATGCTGCTGTTATAAAAAAGGCAGAGGAAAAAGCCCAAGAAACCATTAACAAACGTATTGAACAAGAAATAACGAGAATTTTAAACAAATATTAAGGGGGGCGTGGATTTGACAGGAAATAATTTGTTAGACGCATTAGAGAATTTTGTGGAAGAGGAGACAAAGGAACTAATGCTTGAAGTCAAAACAAAGTATGGAGAGGAAAGTCGAGAACGTGCTCCGCTTGTATTTAAGGGGAATTTACCTAAAAAAGATGAACCTATTCAAAAAGTGCCTTATGTTCTTATAAAATTTTTGACCGGAAAAGATTCTCAAATACCCGGCGATTTTGAAGAAAGTACAATGAATGTCAGGCTAATTATAGTTACATACAGCGAAGACAGCAGCAAGGGATATATTGATACACTCAATATAATTGACAGACTGCGTATAAAGCTATTAAAAACAAGGGTTTTAAGCAATGTTTTTATGCTTAAAATGCCGATTGAATACACCATATATGAGGACGATACTGGGCCATACAATATAGGCGAAATGATTTTAACATTTGATTCGCCAACAATACAAAAGGAGGTAGCTGAAATATGGCAAAAATGACCATTGCAGAAGCAAAAGCAGCGGCAGCAAAGGCAGCAGATGAAGCCGTAACATTGGGAGAAAAGATAAGGGAAAAAATAAAAGATGAAACAGTTCTTGAGTTTGCGGAAACGGCTGAAAATTTAGCCATTGAAAAAGCCGGGGAGGCAGAGGAAAAGACATTATTAGCAGATATAAACGCTGCAGCAGATGAAGCCATATTGGCTGTGGAAAAATTGAAAAACATATTAAGCGGTGAAATTATTACATCCGGAATAAATGAAAGTGATACTGAAAATCAAAATGAAACTCAAGATAACACTTTAAATAAGGTCGAGCTTCAGAAACCGGAGGAAATAAAAAGTTATGTATACATAGGTCCAAGCGTTAAGCACCTTGGGATAAGAGAAAATGCAATATACAGAGGGACAAAGACAGACGTATTAAATCATTTGAAAGAGGCTATAGAAGAAATACCACATATAGGTAAAATGATTTTTGAAACCTCAGAAATAGCCGAAAAGAAGAAAAAGGCAAAAGAAAAGGGCAACAGTATTTACAATGCCTATGAAACAATTAAAAAGGCAATTAAAAAATAAGGAGGCTTAAAAAATGGCATATTATCACGGAATTAAAACAAGTCAAATTTCTACAAGTATAAGTACTCCTGTTGTAGCGGCTTGCGGAATACCGTTTGTTGTAGGTACGGCACCGGTTCACACTGCCGGCGGAAAAGCAAACGAGATTGTATTAGCTAATACATACTCGGAAGCAGTGGAGGCGTTAGGCTATAGTGACGATTGGGAAAGTTATACGCTTTGCGAAATGATTTATTCACATTTTAAATTGTATGACTGTTCGCCTGTAATTTTTGTAAATGTGTTAGATCCAAGCGTACATAAGAAAACGATACCTGCAACGGAATTTACAATTACGAATGAACAAGTTAAATTGCCGCTTGAATACTTAATTGATACGGTGAAAGTTACAAGTGCAGAAAGCGGTGGAACAACTTATGTATTAAATACAGATTACACACTTTTTTATGACGATGACTGTTTAAAACTGGAAATTGTGGACGGCGGAGCAATTACAGGCACAAGTATATTTATAGAAGCAACGGCAGTAGATCCAACTCTTGTAACAAAAACGGACATAATAGGCGGATACAACGCGAGCACAGGAATAACAAGCGGTATGGAACTAATAGAAAGTGTGTTTGCAAAGTGCAATATAATCCCGGACCTTATTTTAGCACCTGGGTGGTCGAGCGATTCCGAAGTTGCAGCGGTAATGCAGGCCAAAGCTACCGGCATAAATGATATGTTTGCCGCAAAAGCGTTAATTGATGCAGACTGCAAAACGGTTACAAATTACAAAGATGTTGTTGAATGGAAAAACAACAATAGCATAACAAAAAAAGAACAATTTGTTTTTTGGCCAATGGTAACTTTAAGCGGCAAAAAATATCACATGTCAGTACAAATGGCCGGAGTTATAGCACAGACAGATAGTGACAATGGTGATTGTCCAAGCGCAAGCCCTTCAAATAAAGAAATGCAGATTGACGGACTTTGCACGGCAGACGGGACAGAGGTCTTATTAGACATTACTCAAGCAAATCATCTTAACACAAACGGTATTGCGACAGCTATTAATTTTATAGGCGGGTTTAAGTCATGGGGCAACGAAAGTGCGGCATATCCGGCAAGTACAGACGTAAAAGACTATTTTATTTGTGTTTCGAGAACTTTTGACTGGGTTGCAAAAACGGCAATACAAACATTTTGGGCTAAGTTGGACAACAAAATGAACCGCCGTCTAATAGACAATATAGTTGATACATTCAATATCTATCTAAACGGACTTGTAAGCGAAGAAAAGATACTTGGCGGCAGGATAGAATTTTTAAGTAATGAAAACAGTACAACAGATTTAATGGCCGGCAAAATGAAATTCCACGTATATTTAACACCACCGTCACCGGCGGAGGAAATGGACTTCACATTTGAATATGATACAAGCTATATAGAAAAAGCATTAACCGTTTAATGAAAGGAGGCAAAACAAATGAAAGTCGATGAAAGCATTGTGAATTTTGCCGTTTATGAAGACGGCACGGAATTTCTGGGAATGGCAGAAGCGACACTTCCGGAAATAAGCAGAATAACAGCAGAAATAAACGGAGCTGGTATAAACGGCACATATAACGCACCTATTGTTGGCCATTTAGAAGCAATGAGCTTGACGCTTAACTTTAAGACATCAAGCAAAGCACAATACAGTTTATATGAAAACCGTGTTCATACTCTTGATTTAAGAGTAGCGCAGCAACAAAGAAATCCATCAACAGGAGAAATTAACACAGTTTCGGTCAAACATGTATTAGGGGTTACACCTGTAAAATTATCACCGGGCAAGGTTGCTCCGGCTTCAACGGCCGACGGTTCGGGGGAATACAGCGTAAGTTATTATGCTACATACATAGACGGAACTAAGGTCATGGAAATTGATTTGCTTAATTTCATTTGCCTGATAAACGGTGTTGACGAACTTGCAGATGTCAGAAAAGCATTAGGAAAATAACATACGGAGGTACAAAAAATGGATAACGAAGAAATAAAAGCAACAGAAACAGAGGAAAAAACAGACGATACGAATGTAAGTGAAACGAGCAAAGAAACAGAGACAACAGAAGTTCCGGGAGTAGTTACAATCAAATTAAGAAATGAATTTGAATTTGAAGGTATAACATACAAAGAATTCAAACTGGATTTTAACAAGCTAAAAGGCAAAGATTTAATTGCAATTGAAAATGAAATGACAAGTTTAGAAGAGTTTGCACTAACGCCGGAAATTAGCCCGAATTACTGCGCGAGAATCGCCGCAAAAGCAGCAGGTGTATCATCAGAAGTTATTGCAAATTTGCCGCTTAAAGATTTTAACAATGTAAAAAACGCTGCAAGACGTTTTTTGACAGATACGGACTAAAACAGCCGGCAAAATGGTTTAGACAAACATCATACATATTAGCGCAAAACACCTATACGGGAATAGAGTTTTGGATAGGTCAAACTATAGAAAGTCTGCTTGCTTGGATAAAAGACATAGAAGAAGTGGAAAAAAGTAAATCTTAAAGGCGGTGAAGTTATGGCTGGACGTAAAGAATTTGAGCTGCTTTTCAAGTTGAAGGCGAGTTTAGGCAATAACTTTACAGGTAGCTTTAAAAGTGCAAATGCCGCCGTAAAGGGTTTACAAAACAGCCTTACGAAGATTAACAGCGTACAGAACAAAATAAGCGGTTATCAAAAACAAGACAAAGCAATTGAGCAAAACAAAAATAAGCTAGAGGCTCTTACGAGGGAACATGAACGGCTGCAAGCGGAAATGCGGTCAACGGAAAATCCGACCGAAGCATTGCGTAAAAAAATGGCCCGAAATGAAACTCAAATTGCAAACACAACAAACAAAATTAAAGGCCAAGAGTCAGAATTAGAAAGGCTCAGAAGTGATTTACAAAATTCTGGAGTAAATACAGACAATCTAACTAAAAGCAATGAGAAATTGCAAAGAAGCTACGACGCAATCAAAAAAAGCCAAGAAAATATTGCAAAAATAAATCAGGCACAACAAAAAAATCGTGCCGCAATATCGCAGACCAAGGGACAAATAATGTCTACAATCGAGTTTGCAGCAGCAGCGGCAGCGGCTATTTATGCCGGACCGGTTAAAGCCGCCCAAAGTTTTGAATCACAAATGTCGACTGTTGGAGCAATTTCCGGAGCATCCGCAGGTGACCTTGCGAAACTTGCAGCAGCGGCAAAAAGCGCAGGCCATACAACTGGCCTTACAGCAACAGAAAGCGCCAAAGCCCTTGAATATATGAGTATGGCCGGCTGGAAAACACAACAAATGATTTCAGGCTTGCCGGGTATTATGAACCTTGCGGCGGCGTCTGGAGAAGATTTGGCAAGTGTGTCTGACATTGTAACAGATGCGTTAAGTGCATTTAAGTTAAAGGCAAGCGACGCAGCACACTTTTCTGACGTTTTGGCCCAAGTTTCAAGAAGTTCAAATACTGATGTTTCAAAAATGGGAGAAAGCTTTAAGTATGTAGCAAGTACGGCCGGTGCATTAGGATATAGTATTGAGGATGTTTCTGTTGCCTTGGGGTTAATGGCAAACAGTGGCGTAAAAGAAAGCCAAAGCGGAACAAGTTTAAAGAATTTACTTGTTAATTTGGCAAAACCAACTGCAAAAATTTCAAAAACTTTATCGAAGTTAAATATTTCACTTACAGACAGCAGCGGAAATGTAAAGCCGTTAAATAAATTACTTGTAGAAATGAGAAGTTCATTTTCAGGGCTTAGTAAAGCAGAACAGGCGGCGGCCGCATCTACAATAGCCGGCAAGGAAGGAATGTCAGGTTTACTTGCGATAATTAACGCAAGTGACGCAGATTTTAACAATTTAACAGCCGCAATCAATAACTCAAACGGTGCAGCACAGAGTATGGCGGAAATACGTCTCGATAACTTCCAAGGGCAATTGAAAGTATGTAAAACTGCAATAAATGAACTTAATATTGCAGTAGGTGAGGCAATACTACCAACACTTACAAAAGCTATAAAAACAGTTACAAATGTGATTTCTAAAGCAGCAGCGTTTGCAGAAAAAAATCCTGAATTGACCAAAACTATATTAAAGGTATCGGCTGCCCTTGTAGGCTTAAGGCTCGCTGCTCTTAGTACAAAATTTGTGTTTTTAAATATAAAAGCCGTAGTATTAAGTGCATTAAAAGGCTTTGAAATGTTTAGAGGCGGTGTTGCAGCCCTTCAATCAGGAGTTTTAACCCTCCCGGGAGTATTTACAAAGGCTTTTGACGGAGTTTCAAAATTTGCTAACAGCGGAATTGGAAAAATATTTACAAAAGGTTTTTCAGGAGTAGGTGCTATAGCAGCAAAAAAGCTTTCTCCAATAACTGGTATAGTAACGAAAGCATTAGGACCTATAGGAAAAATATTCGGAAAAGTTTTAGGGCCTGCCGGAAAATTTATGGGACCTATTTTGAAAATAGTTGGAACATTAGGCGGCATGTTAGGACCAATTTTGCCGGCCGCGGCTGCGATAATGGCAATAATAGTTGCCATACAGCTACTAACTGGCAATTTGGACAAAATACGAGAAAAAGTCGGACAAATATTTGGCCCTACAGGTTTAAAAGTCTTTGACGGCATTGTAAAAGCCATAAATACAGTAAAAAGCGTATTAAGCGGTTTATTTAGTGACAGTAACTTAGACGCGGCAAGAGAAAAAATAAACAATATATTTGGACCTACTGGCGTAAAGATGTTTGACGGTGCGATAACTGTGCTTAAAGCCGTTGGAAGTGCTTTTATGACAATATACAATACCATACAGACATATGTAACGCCGCTTGTACAGCAATTATTTAATTATGTTGTAAATGTTGTATTGCCGGCTGTCGGTGAAAAATTTGCAGAATGGGCACCGACAATAAGCTCTATAATAACGGGGCTTGCACAGGGAATAAGTGTAGCAATAAAAATTGTTACAGCTTTAATTTCGGCAGCAATGCCTGTCATAAAAGCAGTATTTGAAAATGGATTTAAAGCCATAGGTGCAATTATACAATCTATTTTGGGTATTTTTGACGGTGTAATAAAAATAATACGTGGCGTATTTACAGGGGACTTTAGAAGCGTTTTAGACGGTATTAAAGAAATATTTAAAAGTGTATTTGAAGGTATTAAAGAAGTTTGTATGGCGCCAATAAATGCCATTAAGGACGGGCTTACAGGCATAATCAATAAAATCCGTGGTGTAAAAAAGGAAAAAATAAAAGGACCTACAGATACAAAAACGGGGAAAAGGGTTTCAAAAAATTCCGGTTTTGCAAGGGGTACAGCTTATACACCTGCAACGTTTATAGCCGGAGAAAACGGACCGGAGCTTATAACGGGCGCGGCTGGCAGAAAAGTATTTACAGCAGCACAAACACAGAAAATTTTTGCAAATATAAATTCTGCAAGGAAAAAAGAAAGACCTTTGCCGTTTAAAGGCAGTACAGCAGGAAGCGGAAGCAAGGGAGACATAAAATTTAATTATCAACCGACCATTATTGTTGACGGAAATAGACCAAATGACTTAGAGCAGAAGTTAGAAGAAAACAATAATATTATGATTGAAAAAGTTAAAAAACTTCTTAAAGACATGGAAGAGGACAAGAGGCGGTTAAGTTATGCTTAGTTATACAACGATATCCGGGGATACATGGGATATTATAAGTTATAAAATTTATGGAAGCTGTATGTATATGGCGCTTCTCATGGATGAAAACGAAGAGTATGCCGAGACCGTTATTTTTCCTGCTGGAATTGTTATAAAAGCGCCGGAAATTGAAGTTAGTACAGAAACGGCAGATACATTGTCGCCGTGGAAGCGGTGATGTTATGGACTATAAAAAAGGCGATAAAGTAACAGTAACAGGAACACCGTATTATACAAGCTATGGTGGTGCACCCGGGACAAAATTGGAAAACTACAGCGGAACAGTTACATATATAAACGACAAAGAAAATGTTCCGTATCCTGTACACGTAGACCAAAAAGGCTGGTTTGCTGAAACGGCAGTAAGCGCAACTTTGTATGCAGAATCAAGCAGAGAAAAAACAACAGTACAAAGCTTTGTGACCGAATCGGTCACAGAAAAAAAGAAACAAGCCCGGCGTGTAGAGTTGGCAGTAATGTTTCAGGGCGCTGACATAAGCAAGTATTTAAACAAATATTTATTGAGCTTTTCTTTTACCGATAACAGCGAAGATAAAGCTGACGACCTTAATATTTCCATAGACGACCGTGACAATGAATGGCTGAGATGGTTAAAAGCTGATACGACATTAAAAATAAAGGGAGCTAAAATATATGCGGCAATAATATACAAAAACTACAACGATACAGGAAAAGAAAAAGTATTAACCTGCGGAACGTTTGAAGTTGATACAGTAAACGTTGATGGTCCGCCTCAAAAATTGACATTTAAAGCGTCAAGCATTTCCGCAGAAAACAAAATCCGTATGGAAAAGAAAACAAAAGCATGGGAAGGGTATAGCTTACAGGGCATAACTTCCGAAATTGCCAAAAATGCCGGATACACTTTGTTATATGAAAGCAGTTATAATCCGCAGTACAAGCGAAAAGAGCAAGTTAATACATCGGACATAGCGTTTATAGAAAGCCTTTGTAAAAATGCCGGAATAAGTGTAAAAGTAACTGCTAATATGCTTGTGTTATATGACCAAGCAGAATATGAGTCAAAAGACGCAGTTTTTAATATAGACAGGACAAAAGGCGGTTACATAAGCTACAGCTTTAGCACGAGCAGCAATGACACAAGCTATGTAAAATGTCATGTAAGTTATACAAATCCCGAAACAAAAAAGACCATTGAGGCGACATATTCAGTACCGGGAGCAGCGGCAAACGGACAAACGCTTGAAATTAATAACATTAAAGTAACAAGTACGGCAGAGGCTTTGAAAGTAGCTGAAAAACGACTAAGAGAAAAAAACAAAGGCGAGTATGAGGCGAACTTTGAGCTCCCCGGAAATCCTGAATTAGTTGTTGGTGTAACAATTAACATAAGTAACTTTGGTGCTTTTGACGGGAAATACATAGTAAATACGGCGACACACAATGTTACAGGCGGTTATAAAACATCTATAAGCATGACAAGAACAATGAAGGGATACTAGTATGGAAATAAGAATAGGCTATATATCGGCTATAAATAAGGATAAAGAAACATACCGTGTTAATTTCCCGAAGTTAGGCATTGTAAGCGGAGAAATTTTTGCTTTAGACAACAAAAGTTTTAAAGTAAATGACCAAGTATTATGTATTTATTCGGCAGAGGACGACGGGTTTGTTTTAGGAATAATAGGACGTGATATCTAATGGTTATAGGCAGCTTAGGAAACGACATTGTTTTTGAGGTCACACCTGAAACGGTAAAAACATTAAATAATCTGAAATGGGACAGCGGGGCAAAGTATGCCGAAATTAACCGCTATCTTAAAGATAACTTGATAGAATTTCAAGGTTGTGAACTTGAAAGTATAACATTTTCTGTACAGCTTAATGCCGCGTTAGGTGTAAATCCGCTTAACGAATATATAAAATTTTTACAGGCAATGAGAAAAGGCGAGGCAATGCGTTTTGTTGTAGGCTGGAAAGCCTACGGTAAAAACAAGTGGGTAATTGAAAAGCTGTCAAACAATCTTGAAAAATATGACCAATACGGCAATCTTTTATACTGTACTTTTGATGTTACTTTAAAAGAATATGCCGCGAGATAGGAGGCAGAAATGGTATATACAATATCTGCGAATCCACTTACAGAAATTAAAATAAATCCGGAAAATACCGTTGAAGAAGTTGTACAAAACGTAAACATGATTTTGTCAACTGCTTTAATGAGCTGCCCTTTATACAGAGATTTTGGAATAAACACAACGTTTATAGACAGCCCGGAGCCGGCAGCAAAAAGCCTGCTTATAGCCGAAATTTATGACAAAATAGAAAAGTATGAGCCACGGGCAGAAGTGGAAAGTGTGACATTTGAGGCAAGCGACAAGCCGGGGAAAATCATCCCGGTTGTGGAGGTGGCAATAAAAAATGAGTGACATAAATTTTGTTGAGACAGATCCGGAAACAATTGTCGCTGAAATGGTGGACACTTTTGAAGCAGCAGCCGGCCGAACGTTATCGCCAGCCGATCCATGGAAAGTTGCTATTATGTGGGCTGCAAATATAGTTGTTCAGGAAAGAACTTTAATAAATCAGTCAGCAAGAAAAAACTTGCTGATGTATGCAAAAGGTGAATATCTTGACGCACTGGCTGAGCTTTTCCATGACTGTACACGTCTTGAGGCTGAGCCGGCAGTTGTTACAATGCGTTTTTATATATCAGAGGCACAAAGCAACGATATAACAATAAAAGCCGGAACAAGAGTAACAGCAGATAACAGTATTTATTTTGCCACGCAAGAAAATGCAGTAATAAAAGCCGGAACGCTTTATATAGACGTTACGGCAGAATGTACAACAAGTGGTTCCGTAGGCAACGGTTATGCTGCGGGGCAAATAAATACATTGGTAGACATATTTAATTATTATCAAAGCTGTGAAAACACAACGACAAGCCAGGGCGGAAGCGATGAAGAAACGGACTCGGAATTTTACGAAAGAATAAAAATGAGCAATGAAACATGGAGCACAGCAGGACCTAAAAATGCTTATATTTATTTTGCGAAAAGCGTTTCGGAAAAAATCACGGATGTACAAGTTGTATCCGATGAGCCGGGAGAAGTAATCATTTATATACTTCTTAATAACGGCGAAATTCCGGAAGAGGCATTGTTAAACGAAGTTGAAGAGGCACTAAACAATGAAAAAGTAAGACCGCTTACAGATGATGTATCAGTAAAAGCACCGGTTATAACAAATTACGATATTAATTTTACGTATTACATAAATACAGACGATGAAAGCAAAGAAGAGATAATAAAAACGGCTGTAACAGATGCGGTTAAAGAATATAAAAATTGGCAGAGTGAAAAAATGGGCCGTGATATTAATCCGTCTAAACTTATTAGCCTTGTAATGAGTGCTGGAGCAAAACGAGTTGAGATTACAAAACCGGAATATACAGTAGTTGAAAGCAATCATGTTGCGGTGTGTGAAAATGATACTATTAATTACGGAGGGTTTGAGGATGAATAACATTTATGATATTGATTATTTGTCTATGCTTCCTGACAGTCTCTTAGGCGATACAAATATGGTTGCATTTGCAAAAGCGTTTAATGAACAAATGCAAAAGATATTAAAACTTGTTAAGAAAGACATTATTTACTTTTACATAGATACATTGCCGGATAAAGTTCTTGATGTGTTGGCACAGGATTTAAAAGTGGATTGGTATAACTTAACGTATGATACTGACACAAAGCGAAAGATTATAAAAAACGCCGTAAAAGTTCACAAGTACAAAGGTACTCCGTATGCAGTTAAAACAGCGGTAAGCGATGTTTTGCCGGGAACTACTATACAGGAATGGCCTGAATATAGCGGAAATCCATACAAATTTAAAATTAATCTTGAAGCAGGTAAAACAGGGTTTGACAGCGACAAAGTAAAGCAAATATTAAGACAAGTTGAACTTTATAAAAATGAACGAAGCCATTTAGACGCTGTAAATGCAAATATTACTGGGAGTGCGGGAGCATACAATACGGCTATGCCGTCGATAGGCGCAGAATTTACAATAGAACCATATACAATAGGTGATTATACAGCAAAGGCAGCGGCCGGCAGTGCTGCTGGTGTTGTATTGCCTGTTTATATGACAATACAGGAGGTGTAAAAATGGCGACAACATATTATGCAGTAATTACAGAGCAGGGAAATGCAAAGATAGCAAACGCAATTTTAATGGGCACTAAAGTAAATATTACAGAGTTTGCCGTTGGTACCGGAGACGGTGCGTATTATGCACCAACGGGACAGGAAACAGCTTTAAAAGATGAAAAATGGAGAGGAAATATCCAAGACTATGAAACAGACACATTAAATACGAATGTTTTAAAAATAAGTGCTATTGTACCATCTGACGTAGGCGGTTTTACAGTACGGGAAATGGGCGTCTTTGATGATGAAGGCACATTAATTGCTATTGCGAATTGTCCGCCTATGGAAAAAATCGTATTGGGTGACGGAATTGTAAGCGAGTTTGTTCCTACAATAAAAATTGCAGTGTCAAATACTTCCGTTATTAATTTCAAAGTTGATCCAACTGCAATAATTGCGATAAAAGCAGATATTAAAAAAGCTATTGATGATTTAAGCGGCGAGGAGCTGCTTGCGAAAATGGCAGCAGATAACAGCGTGCTTCCGGTAGCAAACGGAGGTACTGGGGCAAATACAGCTAAAGGCGGACTTGCAAACCTTTTGGGCTTAAGCAAATTAGCTGCAATAAGTGCGGCAACAAATTATGCAGACACTTCTATTGATGGTGTTATGTTTGTTTCTCTTTCCCCAACAAACCATGCTGGATTATATGCTTTGCTTGGAGAGCTTTATGCTTATATAGTACAAATTTTTTATGTGGCAACAGATGCAAGCCGAAGCAGAATTCAAATAGCACATGGTTATATTAACAACAAAATGGCTACGCGTTATTATAACGGCAATACTGGGACTTGGAGCAGCTGGCAGAAAGTTTATACAGATGCAGACGTAATCCCGGTAGCTAACGGTGGTACAGGAGCGACAGATTCTTCTACTATATGTAAAAACATTGGAGCGTTACAGAGGACAAGCATTTCTCCGTCAACAAGTGAAATGCTTGGAGAAACTGACTTAAATAATGTGAAAAGTTGTGGATTTTATAGAATAACAAGTTCCAATACAAACGGACCTATTACAAGTGGAAACGGGCATACATTATTAGTAATACCGTGGGATACAAACACATATATGCAAATGTATTTTTATGGTGGCCCAACGGTTTACATAAGAGTTTCTACGGGAGCTTGGTATCAAATTATCACAGAAAATAACTTGGCCACTCAGGTTCAGTCACTTTTAACAGGAGGGAGTGTTAGCGTGATTAAGAGTATACAGAGAGGAACAGTAAATCTTGAAAATGAGCAGTATTCTGCTACCGCTACAATTTCGGCTGTAGATACAAGCAAAGCAGTTATACATTTTTTAGGCGGTGTTTATGAGAATAATACTTTGCAGTCTTTCGGAAGAATTGAACTAACAAATTCCACAACAGTTAGTGTTTATCGGTATGTGCGCAATTACACAGCGGCAATAGGTTTTGAAGTTGTTGAATATTATTAAGGAGTGTGAAAAATAATGTTTTATGCAGAAATAAACAGCAATAATATTTGTTCGGGTATTCTCGAAACACCAAATAAAATAACTAAGGATACAATGATACAGATGGACAGTTATGATACATCGCTACTCGGCAAAAAGTTCAATAACGGCACATGGGAAGATGTTCAAATAGATACTGCGAAAGAGCCTGCTGACAGTGAGCTTTTTCAGGCGGAAACACTTTTAAATCAGCAAAATATTATTATTAAGCAAAACGAGCACGACGAAGTTTTGGCGCAGATACTTTTAGACCAGCAAAGCTAAGGGAGGAATACATAATGTACAAAATAGTTAAAAGGTTTTATGACAGAGGAATATACAGCACAGATGATGTTTCAAAGTTTGTTTTAAGCGGCAGCCTTACATCGGCGGAATATAAAGACATAACCGGTACAGGCTATTCAAGCACAGACGATACATCAACGACAGACACAACAGACACAACAGATTCAAGTACAGCAGCAGTATAAAGAATATAAGTCATTGCCAAACGGCAGGGGTATTTTTATAGAAAAGAGGTGGCTTTATTTAAAAATACAATGAAAGAAGGTAATTTATATGGATAGTTTTATTGCTTGGGTAGGCGGAAAAAGACTGCTTAGAAAAGAAATAGTTAGTAGATTTCCTGAAACATTTTCAAGATATGTTGAAGTATTTGGCGGCGCCGGCTGGGTGCTTTTTCAAAAGCCGGAGTCAAAGAACGAAGTATATAACGACATAAACGGCGAACTTGTAAACTTGTTTAAGTGCATGAAGTATCATCCGGAAGCAATTGAAAAAGAGCTTGAGTTTGTTCTCAATTCAAGGGAAATGTTTGAAAATTATAAGAAACAAAGCGAACTTGAAGGCCTTACTGATATACAGAGGGCATCAAGGTATTTGTACCTTATAAAAAGCTCTTACGGCTCAAAAATGCAGTATTTCGGGGCGTCATACAGAAATGTGACAAATGTAAAATCTATGAAGGACATTAAAAGCAGGCTTCAAAAAGTTGTAATTGAGCATAAATGCTTTGATGAGCTTATAGAAAGATACGACAGCAAAGACACATTGTTTTACTGTGATCCGCCGTATCATAACACAGAGAAAATGTATGACACCGGCGATTTTGTGTTTGATGAAAGCCAGCATGAAAAATTGAAGAATATTTTAAGCGGTATCAAAGGCAAATTTATACTTTCCTACAACGACGATGAATACATAAGAAAGCTATATGAAGGATTTAATATAGAAGAAATTGAAAGAGCAAATAACTTTGCACTTAGATACAACAAAAACAAGGTGTTTAAAGAGCTGATAATCAGAAATTACTGATTTAAAAGAAGGTGACAGATTTGCAATTTAACACACAGTTTTGGATACAAATACTTGTCTATGCTGTTTCCTTTGGAACTATGTACGGAAGTTTTAAAACTCGACTTGACTATCTTGAAAAAAAGCTGGACAGTTTTAATGATACGCAAGGTCGTATAGCAAGAATTGAGACATCAGCAAAACAAGCACATCATCGTATAGATGAATTAAGGGAAGAAATGAGCCGAAGATGATTAAAAAGTTATGTAACAGCGGTAAGAAAATACTTGCCGTGTGGATTGTGTTTCACTCAACAGTATGGATATATCTTTCATACTACCTTGCATATACAGGCCATGAGAAGATAGCTGAAACACTATCCGGAAAAGTTGTAACTGAGGTTATTGCCGTGTTCGCTTCATATGCTGTAACTACAACGGTAAGTAATGTTTTCAGGTATAACAATTTCGGCGGAGACAGTACATATAAAGACGATAAAAACAAGAATATTGATTGTTAGGAGGAAAACAAATGAGCACAGTTATTAAGAAATTATCATCAAGAAAGTTATGGGCTTGTATAGCAGGCGTAGCGGTTGGCATTGCTACAGCTTTGGGAGCAGACAGCAACACTATACAGACAATATCAGGTGCCGTAATATCAGCAGTATCACTTATTACATATATAAGGGCAGAGGCAAAAGTTGACGCCGCAAGCGCCGGCAGTACAGTTGATATTTCAGCTATTGCGGATAAGGTTAAGGGAGTAATTGAAAAAACAGAGCAAGCCGTTGAAGCTGTGAAAAGTACAGAAAATTCATCGGATTAATTCAAGAAAAGTAAATAATTTATGGAAATAAGATACTTGTTGTGATAAAATTCAATACATGGGAACCGTGACGGGTGGTTGACTTCCCTTTGCTTAAGGAGGGAGGTGATGCCGATGAGTACATATCAAGCCTTATCTTTAATGATAGCTTTTGCAATACTTATCGTGTCAATCCTGAATTTCAGGACAAAAAAATAACTACCTGTCATAAAACTTTGGCGAGTTAAACAGGTAGTTTACTCAAAAAACCGAGGCCAACCACTTTGTGGCGGCTCCCTACTTAAGCTAATTATATCATATGTTTTGAATTTGTAAAGCATTCACTTTCAAGTGAGTGTTTTTTTGTTTTAGGAAAAGAGGACAAAAATGCTTAAAGGTTTTGACGTTAGTAAGCACAACGGTACTGTTGACTTTGCAAAAGCAAAAGAAGCAGGGCTTTCTTTTGCTATTATACGAAGCTCTTTTGGTACCGACACTACGGATATAAAATTTGAAGAAAATTATAGGAAAGCAAAAACGGCTGGACTTAAAGTTGGTGTTTATCATTACAGCTATGCTCTTAATAATGATATATCTTTACAGGAAGCTAAACTTGTATGTAGTCTTATTAAAGACAAACAATTGGACATGCCTATATGGTTTGATATGGAGGACGCAGACGGATATAAAAACAAGCATGGCGTAAGCCTGTACAACGATAAGGCACTTATTAACAGCATATGCAGTACATTTATTAATTACATACAGTCGCAGGGTTTGAAATGCGGCATATACGCAAGCAAAAGCGTTATTACAAGCGTTATAAACAGGTCTGCATTTAGTAATTGCTATTTTTGGAACGCACAGTGGGGTAGTACAGACAGCATAAAAGGCACTATGTGGCAGTATACAGAAACTGGAAATATATCCGGATGCAGCGGCAATTTTGATTTAGACGTTTGCTATAAAGATTTTACGGAGACAAAAGAAAGTGAGGATGACGACGATATGATGACACAAGAAAAATTCAATGAAATGCTTAATAACTATTTTACAAGTTTAAAAACTAAAGCTCCGGCGGACTGGTCGAAAGAGGCAAGAGAATGGGCAGAAAAGAACGGAATTATTGCCGGGGACGAAAACGGCAATAAACAGTATGAGAACTTCGTGACAAGAGAGCAACTTATGATGTTTTTAATGAGGCTGTTTAATAAAGTAAAATAAGCGATAAAACAAAGTGGCCATTCACGTAAATGGTCACTTTACTTTTTTAGTATAAAGAATTGTATATAAATATGTAATTTTAGTAAAGAAGCTTTTATTTATCTGCAAATTTCGTCTAATTGTTAACAGAAGCAAAAGAATAAGTGATATAAAACTACTGAAAACGAAAACGGAAACAGACAGTATCAGAACTTTGTGACAAGAGAACAGCTCACAATATTTCTTATGAAATTGTTTAAAGTTAATTGATAAAGTAACTTTATACTTTTTTTGCAATAAATAACATATACATGCTTGATTTTGTAGATTTTTCACATATAATAAAATTATTAGGTATTAAAATCTGTATTTGTTTCTTAAAGGAAATAGAGCAAAGTTATAAATCCTTTTCTTAGAAAATAAAATTTATTTTTATTTAAAGATTGCTAAATTGTTAATTTAGTATATTTACAGTAACTTATGATGTATTTAATTAGAGGAAATATAGCATTTTATATTAAGTTGACATATGGAAATGATGAAAGGGATGATAATTAATGCAAGTTCAAGTGTGGGTAGCTTTCATTATTGTAATTTTAATGTTTGTATTCTTAATTGTATATATGGGGGTGGTGCTTAATAGCATATCTGAATATTTTATAGCAAAAAAATTCCAACCAGATATAGATAAATCCCTTATTAATATTTTGCAAACGTATTTAAATAATAACAAATATGAGCAGTGCTTGTACGAAATTGAATCTGTAATGCAAAGATTAGTACCAAAGAGTTCTCTACTAAGTAAAAAATATAATACTACACTTGTTCTTTTAGAATGTTTTTTAGTTGATTTGAATTGTGAAAAAATTACATACAAAGGTGATAAAGAAGTATTTAAAAAAGCCATTTTTGATTTTATTGAAATATACAAACGAAGAAATCCGCTAGAACAGATTAATGGTTCCAATTATGCAGTACTTAAAGAATTATTAGATAATAAAGACTCTGAAAAACAATTGAAACTTGTAAATCAACTGGCAGCTGAACTAAAGAATAAAGAGGATATGATTTTAAAACTTCAAGCCAACAATCGCGCTGCTACTATTCTATCAGTAGTTGGTATAGCGCTAACAATCGTATTTGGCATTATCGCAATTATACAATCTTTTTTTTAGATATGAATACAAAGATATATAACAAAGCGAATGTATACATATATAATTAATAACTATAGGAGTGATACTATGGATTTTTCAGCATTAATTGATCCATCAAAAACATTAGGAGCCTTTGCTATAAGTATGGCAGCATCTATTATTGTAGCGGCAATTTCTGGATTCTTTTGCGGAAAGAAATATGAAAAACATTTTAATATAAAAAACAGCAATTTACAAAATAATAATATAAATAATGGTGATGCAAACCAGGGGTGCAATTATATTGAAAAGCATGAAAAATAACAATATACAGAATAATAATATAAAAAATGGTAATGCATTACAGGATTGTACTGTAAATATATACTCATCAGATAATTATGAACAACTTCTTAAAAATCAGGATTATAAGGATATCGAGGATGATTTTAATTTGAAAAAGCAATCATTATTTGGTAATCATGTTTTGTATCCGGATTATGGAATTGATATGACTTTAATTCATAATAAGTTGAGAATGATAAGCAAACCTTTATCTGCTGAGGCAATAAAAAAATACCCCCCCAAAATTAAAATTAGTGCTAAATATAAAGTGGGTGATAAAAATTTTAATAAACTTAGTAAGGATTATATATCGTATGCTAATAAACATCAATTACCTATTAAAATGAATATAACTAATGCAGAAAAATTTCTTGGTAATTTTAGAGACCCATTTCAATGTGAAGCAGAGAATTTAATTGGACAAATAGCTACAATTCCTCCAAAGCCATTTCCTACATTACCACCATGCAAGTTATTAATTGATGGACAAGTAGTATTAGATTATATCGTATTAAAGATACAAGAAGTATTAGATAATGGAACTTGTGTTATATCAAATAAAGAACAGGAAAATTGCCCTTTTAAATTAAAGTTTGTTGCAGATTTCGGAAGAAATACTACAGATTTTTATTTTTCTATACAAAATGCAAGTAATAAAGAAATGCTTAAGTACTCAAGATTTATGAAGAAAACCGAAAAAGATTGCGAGGTTACTATCAATGCTCTTTCTTCACCAAATATTATATTCAAAGGACTGCTAAAATCACAATCATATTGTGGCGGATTTAAATCAATTGATGATGAAATTGAGTTTTTAGAAAATATAATTACAATTGAAAATTACTTTAAAAAAGAAATATCAATACCTGAAAATATAAGTTCAGATGACTTTATGGTAATGAAACTTATGTGTGATTTGATAAATGGGGAAAAAATCGATTTAAGTTGGGAAGAATGTTGCTTTGAAATTACTGTAAGTGATAATTTAAAAGAAAAAATATTTAATGGAACGCAAGAAAATTTCACTATTAGCTATGATTATTATAATAATTACATATTATTTAATAATAATTATAATTTTAACATTATGAGAACTTTTAAAAATTGTAAATATAAAAATCTTTTTAAATTGAAACAGAAGATAAAACTGTCTGACTTAGGAGATATAGTAAAAATTATATTTATACCAGGAGAAAAAAGTGGCAAAGGTGTTGGTTTTGATTGTTTAAAAAGGGATATATAAAAAGAATAAGACTTATTATATGAGTAAAGTAATTAAAAATTCATGTAGTTATGTAAATTTTCAAAACGTTTGACATATTTTCCCACGAAATGTATAATATATATGACTCATGTATTTGACTTGAGGAAAAGGAATTGTTGTCAACCCTTGCAAGAATTCTTGCAAGATAGACAAAGATAATGTTATGAACATTATTTCTATGAGGAATAATATTAACATAGTATATTGTTTCAAACTTATCATCTCCTTACATAAATCTATTATAACATAGATTGATATTGACGATTAAGGGGTAGCTGGCGACAAAGAAGCTTATTAACTTTTTGTTATAAAAACTAAATACCATGTTGAGTTGTACCTATCAGTGTAAAGATGCTATCCCTTGTGCTGATAGGTATCGCGCTATATAGGAGAGATTATGGAGCTTAACGAATGGAAAATTAAGAATAAAACTGCAAAAAAATATGCACACTTTGATAACAAAGTTCCACTAAACAAAGTTTGGGATTATATTAACAATCCTGAAAATGTAATTCATCATGGCTTCTATCCATTTATTCACTATGAAAAAAAATTCAATAAGTATAAGTTTGACAAAGTATCTAATACAGGAAAAGTTGTTCCAAAAACACGAGAGTTGTGTTATTCTGCACACGTTGACAGATATATATATTCATATTATAGTTTTAAATTAAATCGAGAATATAATGAATATGTAAAAAATCATGGAATTGATAATGTTGCTTTAGCATATAGAGATAACCTACATAAAAATAATATTCATTTTGCAAAAAGAGCATTTGATTTTATAAAAGAAAAGGGTTCGTGCTATGTTATCATTGGCGATTTTACGAAATTTTTTGATAATTTAGATCATAAATTCTTGAAAAAATGATTTGTGAATTATTGTCTGTAAAAAAATTACCAGATGATTATTATGCTGTCTATAAAAATATTACTAAGTATTCAAAATGTGAACTTGAAGATTTACTTAAAATTTATGGATTAGAAAATAATGAAAACGGAATAAATGAGTTAAATCATAAAGATAGGGTGCTTACATCATCTGAGTTTAATATTTTTAAGAAAGAAAATCCAAAAATAGTAGAAAAAAATCCAAATAATTATGGCATACCACAGGGTTCTGCAATTAGCGCTGTTTTATCAAATATTTATATGATTAAGGCTGATTGTGAGCTTAACAATTATATAAAAAATAAAAATGGTCTATATATGAGATATTGTGACGATTTTATCATTGTTTTACCTACTAATAATGAATTTGCATTTCGTTGTCAATACAGGCAAATAAAACTAATTATAGATAATATACCAAATGTGATACTATCGAAAGAAAAAACGCAAATATTTAATTTTAATAATCGTTTATTAGAAAATTGTAATAATAAGTTTTTATCCGATGTTCAAAAGGGAAAAGATATAATCAATTATTTAGGATTTTCTTTTGACGGAAAG